TGATCTGCTTCAGTCTCAATACCTCATCCGGCTCCATGCCCAACTCTTTAGCAATTTTATTATCGCTCCAGTTGCGGCGCGACAACTCCAGCACTATATCGCTCATGGCTGTGACAACGTGCTTGCCCCTGGCCCGGTTGTGCCTTATTGTAGCGGCTATCCTGTCCGCTCTCTCCTGTCTATTGGAATTTATGACCGTGATCGGCAGATATCCCTTGACCCGCTCCCTTACATCGCCGCACTCCTTGCCTATGCGGTTGCGGTGGAATCCATCAATCACCTCATAGTGATCCTCGTCCCAAAATGACACTATGGGCTGGGTATATCCATCCTCCCTTACTGAGTGCTGGAGCAGTTTCATCTCGGGCGGGGCCACGGCGTTAGGGTTGTAGTCGTTGGCCTGTACCTGCTCTGCCGGGACCCAGAGGACGCAATCAGTGGGCTCGTCTTTAAATGGACTGATTTCGTGCAGCGCAATTTTTATCTTATTTATCTGGTCAACCTTTTGCTCAAGGGGCAAGGACTCCAATGATTTTATAAACCCCATAATCCCCACTTTTGCCGCCTCCTTTTCATTAGCTTCATGTATTTTTCGTAAGCTTCGCTTTTTGTTTGCGTAAACGAAAGCCCCTTGCACCAGTAGTCATTACGGAGCAAGGCTTTACAGATTCGCCGCCAGGACGGCACCTTTTTCCCGGCCTCATCATTAACGCCGGCCTCATCCGGTATACCAGACCTGTCATAGCCTCGCTGTTCCCACCAATGAATAAACACAGCAATCTTATTCTCAAAATGTTCTCTTGATTTATCGGGCATACTTGATAATAATAACCGGGCAAATGACTCCCATGTGTGGCCGGCTGGTTTCGTAATTTTCAGCCGCCCCAATATATCACCGGACTCCTGGGCATATAAAGCGCCCTGGTTCGCCCCGTTTACCCTGGCGACTATCTTGCCCCATGTCTCAGGCTCAATGATCTGGAATAACCACAACCCCTTGCGCTGATCGTCGCCATAGGGCTGGCATATCCGCATCTGGTGGACTGATAGTCCGGCCTGGTGCATCAAGTCGTACAGGCGGTTGTAAGGTTTATTAAATTTGGCATTGTAAGCCCATATGTCAGACGTGCGCCAATCGTAAATTGGGTACACATTATAAACACCCTTACCGCACCAGGTAGTGTATCCCTTATCCTCAAACTTGTTTTTGTCGCGCACTATGGTCCTGTATCGGTTCAGGCTCTCATCGGCGCGGATGCCGACAAAGCAGGCGGTTAGCTTCCCTGCTCCGTACCACTCACCAAAGGCCGGAACAAGCTCCTCAAACTCCATATCATAGCGGTAAAAGGGAAAGTAGTCGCGATCTGTTATCGCCATATCAGGCGGCTGGCGCACCCACCCAACACTATCCCCCCAACAAGTCCATTTCGGCTCATACTGGCTAACAGCATTACGCAGTGCAATAGGCAGGGATACCCAATAGGGTTCAATGTGGTCAGCGTAAAGTTTATACATTTGCTCGATATGATCAATAGTGATTTTATACTGTGCCTCCAGATCAACAAACAGAACACCAACCCTGCGTCCTCGCTTGATAGCCTCATCCATAACTAGGTGTAACATAACGGAGGAGTCTTTGCCGCCTGAAAAACTTATATATATTCGCGGGAAGTTATCAAACGTCCAAGCTATCCGATGGAGGGCCGCTGCGTGGACGTCAATTCCAAGCGGCTTTTTAGCCATGTAATCACCTCATCTTCTGTTAGTTTTTTAATATTTCCGTCATTGTCGACCGTGCAAAAAAAGCGATTTTTGTTGTTTCTGACATCATAAATTCTGTCTGACTCTAGGATATATTCAGCGTAAACACCCCTGGAGCCCTTTGAGTTTGAACGCGAATAGTCTTTTTTAAATCTCAAAAAATGTCGGGCATATTTATATTTGTCATCAAAGCCGGTTATTTCGGCAGTCCACGCAGATGGAGGCATGCTGCCAAAGGTTAAGGTGCCCAAACCGGGAACCATGCCATTGGTCATGTTTCTGAAAAACTTATATTCCTGTACCACATTATCGCCTATAAGCTCAAGTTCTAAAAATGCTTTCATGGCAAAAGGGGCTTTCGCCCCATCCCTTCTTATTTATTTGCCTTGCGATATGCTTCTTTTATTAAACAAAGCGCGCCTTCCGCTGCTGTTTTAGCAAGCCCTGGTATCATGTCTTTTATTTCTATGTCCATTATCTCGATAGACCTATAATCCCACGATTTCCCAAATATTATCGGATGTTTATAGCCATCTTCTATCCAGTCAACTCTCGCAATTTTTACTTCCATTCCGTTGCCTAGTGTTATTATGGGTTCTGCGTCTCTTTTCTCGAGGCAAGTGGGGCAAAGGTTTGTATCACTTGGTAATTCGGCTATAAACTCAAGTCCTGTTCCCTCTAATAATTCTCCCATTCCGTCATCCCATGTTTTCCCGCAGTCTTTGCAAGTTATTTTCATCTTATCTCTCCCTTTCGTGGCGTATTCGCCTTCCTATGCTTATATCTTATCATGGCGTATTCGCTATGTCAACAAGTATTTTAAAGTATTTTTCCGCAAAATAAAAAAGCCACCCCCGGAGGAGTGGCTTGGATGTTATGCTTCATGCTTTTTCAGGATTACTAAAATTTTCCCTATATCGCGCTCATATTCCGCTAGTTGCTCAACTAGCTTTTCGTATATGCGTTTGATGTCGCAATCTGTGCAGTCTGTTCCGCAGCTGGGGCAGGTCATTCACTCGCCTTCTTCTCAGCCAGCCACTTCGCCAGCACCCCAACGGCATCTATCGCACCTTCTACTGCCACGTAGCCCATAAGAGAGCCTACAACAGCGCATAGGGCGGTGTCGGGAAAGTCCGGATAGTAAGCCTTGATAAAGGACACTACAGCCGCCAGAAGTGCCATGATAAACTTACGGGATGTAAACCGTTCAAGAAATGTACGCATAGGTGATTCCTCCTTCTTCTGTTCGATATATTTTTTTAACAGCCACACTTTTACTTCGGGGACGCATAGCCATCACTCTCCCTTATAGCCGTTTTGCGAAAGTCTCTATCAGCCGCGCCACATACTCCCCTTTGACCATCATCTCAGGTCTGGCGTTTTGCAGCCAATAGTCAGGGCTTACAATGATTCCCGCCTGCTGGAGTTTTGTCACAGCCTCGGCAAGGGTATCTGTCTGCCCTGTTCCCATAGCAAGAGACACAATCTCATCAAAGGGGTAATTCGCCCCCGGACAGGCGGTTGCGCTTAAGTCCCGGTGTCCGACAATCTGCGCCTGTGGGTACATGACTAGCAGTTCGCGGATTAATTCCACTATGGCCACCTTCTGCGGGTCAGGCATGGGCCCGGATGCCTCATAATCGCCCTCGGCGCAGATACCTACGCTCTGAGAATTAAAGCCGTAACAGTGTGCCCCTGCCACCTCAACGGGTCTGCCGCGATAAACCGTACCGTCCTGCGCGACGAAGAAGTTATATCCAATGCCTGCCCAGCCGTTGTTTAAGTGCCAACGGTGGACATCCTGCGGGCCTATCCCAACCGCATCGGCATGATGCAATACTATGTAATTTGTTTCCGTGCGGGGATTAAGTCCATTTGCCCATTGATAAGTTTCCTCGATGATGTTCATACTTGATCCTCCTGCCCTTCTTTCATTTCTGTTTCGGTAGAAGTGTTCGCCGGGGTCTTGGTTGTGACCGCTGACACGCCGCTTCTAAACGCCCCGTAAGAGTTGCCCAGGACATACGGCAGGGCGTTAAGTATGTCAAAGCGTTCGCGGACATATTTGCTCCCGGCGCAGAAAAGCGCACTTGTGGCAAGCCACCCCTCCCATTCGTGGTCGAAATAAACACACCCCAAGAAAGGGAAAAACGAGAAGTGCATCCGCGAACACACGCCGAAGCCAACAACGCATACAAATAGATACGCCAGCGGCTTTTCAATCACATCGGGCATCCACGATATGTTCTTCATCTTCGCCTCTATCGCCCACAGCATAGCTTCGATTAAGCCGCCAATGAAAACGAGGGTGATTATGGCGTATAGGATTGTGCTGTTAGATGCTGAGTACAAGCAATCACCCCGTTTTGAATACAAACGTAACGACGGTAACAAGTATCCCTAAAAGGAACATAAGGAAGCTAAAAACAAAAGTTGCCCAGTTGGGCAACCTATTGCGGATACCGTTGATTGTACTCCATACGTCCTTAAACTCCTCCTGGAACTTGTCGGTACGGTCCTTGACCAGCTTAATGTCAGAGCAGCATTCTCCTTCTTGTAAACTCAAACTTCCCACCCCCTGGTTACGATTTGTCAATTTTCGCTGATCAATTTGACAGCGTTTTGTGGTATGATTTTTATGCAGGACGGTGCGGACACACCGTAGCCCCTCTGCCACCCCTTGGGGAGGGGCACCTGCTCACCAGTAAAATTAAAGCCCCTCCGTGGGGGCTTTTGCCGTGTGTAGATTTGGGACTTTATATTTACATTGTTTGGTAGTATGATTTATGTGAGGCGATCAAATGAAAAAACTTAAAATATTAGCATTGATATTTATTGCATTAATACTGGCGGGTGCTTCATACTCCCATGTAGAATACAATAATATACTTTCAGGCAACCCAAATTACCCAACCAAAGAGATAATACGCAGATCGATGGTCAATGATAACCCTATTGTTTTATCTAATATCAAGCAGAAAATTAAAAACAGAGAACCAATCAAAATAGCCTTTATGGGAGGCTCAATTACCGCTGGTGCAATAGCGGTACCTGTTTCAGAAAAGTTCTCAACTAAACTATGTGCCGATTTATCGCTAACATTCGGTGTGCCTATTGAGGAAATAAATATATCTTGGGGTTCGACATCATCCTGCCTTGGCGTATTTAGGTTCGACGAAGAAGTATTACCCCGAAACCCCGACCTTTTAATAGTTGAGTACGCCGTCAATGATTGGGAAATCTACTCTATGGTTGCATACGAAAACCTAATTCAAAAAGCAATCTTTCGCAACATTCCCATTATTGCACTTTTTACAATGACCGACAAAGGGTGGAATAAACAGGCTTATGAAGAATTAATCTGCAAAAACTATAATATACCCGCCATTTCTTACCGTGACGCTTATTACCCTTTAGTTGAAAACGGTACATTGAAATGGAATGATATTGCCGCCGATTATGTTCACCCAAACAACAACGGCCATAGGCTGATTGACTATTTATTGTACGATTACATTTTTAAAAGCATTCACCTCGAACTCCCGAATCGTTATCAATTTAGCATCCCTGAATCCGTCACGGAACGAAGTGACTTTTTGAACACCGAAGTATTTCAATATGGCGATTCAGCCGCCGAAGTTGTTGACAACAACGGGTTTATCCGATGGTGTAACCCTTACTATTTCAAGGGCAACGGATTTGTTTCTTCTGCCCCTGATAGTTCAATGGAATTTAGATTTACTGGCACATCGTTGGGCATTTCATATCACACTGAAAGCGATCCTGTTTATGGGAAATTAGAAATAAATATTGACGACAGATATATTAGGGTTATTGATGGTTATAATTTAATCGAAAGATGTCCATCGGAACTTATAGCTACCGATCTTGAGCAATGTGAGCACACGGCTAAAATTAAAATGATACAAGGTAGCCGCTTTGAAATCATGGCTTTTTTGTTAGGTAAATGAGTTCCCCTCTGAATATTCGTTGACATACCATTTAACTGGTATTCCCATGCCCTTAACTGTAACCACTGCGTCCTTTAAATCCAGTTTTTTAATATAATCAATAGCTGCTCTTCTTGTGTCTTCTGCGTCCACCTCTATTTCAGGTTGTTCCGCTACGCTAACTAAATATTTCATATTAGTACAATTCCTCCACTATTAGACTCCTGTGTGTTACTTGAACATTATTTGCATCCGATGATAGCCAGCGTACATCAACGGTATGCGATCCAGATGTTACGTCAATTAGTGTACTCATCGAAATAGAATCATACCTGCCTGCGGTAGTTTCCCTAAAAGTACCAGTTAGCGCCGCACTGTCTGAAAAGAGATAAATGTAACCACTGCCAGCATTGGCCTTTAGAAAGGAACCAGCAAATGTTATTTTAAGTTTAGATGCCTTGGTTGTCATGGTAACAGTTGCGCTTGCCGTCATAGCCGTATAACTGGCGGTGTTATTTGTTGTAAGAGTATCTGAAGCAATGGCTGATTCAATTTGCCTGATACTACGCATTTGCTTTGAGCCTTCAAACGTTTTCCCGTTATAAAGAGTATAATAAATATTATCCTGTGTTGGAGTTGGTTCTGCGTCTTCTGTGCCATAAGCGGTAAACCAGTTACCGCCCGTTCCAGAAGTCCCACCCACTCCTTGTAACGCAGCAATATTAATAAAAATATTTTCCTTTGGAAATGTTGCGGCACCAGTTTGTTGCTCAAAATAAACACTGCTACCGGCAGAATTAACATCAGGGTATAGCATTCCCTCAATAAACGTGTTGTTGTCGGTATATGCAAGCTTTACGCCGTATGAACCTGTGCCGCCTCCATAACTCAATTCCAGGCCTTTAAAAGTGTTTCTGCATGCATCCAGCGTTGATGTTGTGTTGCCATCTAACAGAAGCCCATTGGAATCCGTTGACGAATAAGGCCCTGCACATCCTATTTTTGTCCAAACGTTACTTGCTGCGCCGTAGGCAACTCCGGAAGGAATTGTCGTCCCTTCAGTGGTCACAATATAAGCCGTTCCGGCATAGTTGGCTACAAACAGGTCTTCAAATTGAGAGTATGCCCCGTGGATTACCTTCAGCCCAGAAGCGGCTATATCAGCACAGTCAAATTGGATGCCCTTTATTTCTATATCGTGTACAGGTCCATTTACCGTACACATTATCCCACCGGCAACCCCGTTCCATATTAACCTTGTTGCGCCGTGCCAGTTATTGCTTATGCCGTCTGCCACACCGCTGCCGCAGCCAATAAGTTTAATGCCGTGATAAGTACTTTGCGAAGTTACTGTCCCGTCTCCTAGCGTTATACTAGCTGTAATTGTAATGTCGCCAGCGGGCAAAAACACTCTACCGCCGCCTGCTGCGCCGGCGGCGCTTATAGCCGCCAATATTGACGCGGTATTTACGGTTGTTCCGTAATCTTTGACGTAGTACCCGAGATCGTTTTTTCTTTCATTTAAATAACTAAAATTATCATTCAGTGGTGTGTATAAAATCTCTCCGCTTATTGTTACTAATGCTGTTGCCATGTTATTAACCTCCTTTTTTTGTATTCTTAAAGCAAAAGCCACCCGTAGGCGACTATCACTCCCCTCTATCATGCATCATATTTAGTAACTACTCCTGAAAAAGTGCTGGTTGTATCCCAGTATAATCGGAAGTTTCTACAGTGTGCCGTAATAGCGCCGCCAGATGTTGCGTAAAGCCCTAATATATCACCAGAGGCCAATTGGATGTCTTGGGAGTGCGTAGTCCACGCCGTAAGACAGGCCTTTGGTTCGCCCGCGACATATTCTCCGTTGATCTCTAGAAGGTGATCAGCGGTTACCGCTGCGGTTTTATAATTGTCAAAAGATACTCTGACGGTACCGGTTATGCCGGTTACGGATACCGCTTTCTGCATAATATAAGTTGATGATGCAGAAGTAAAAACCTCATCCCTTTGAGTGTCTAGTGAATATTTTAAGTTACCGGATGCGACTACTTCCCTGAACGCCGGGTAACTTTCAAACTGATCCTCAAGGTATTCAAGTTTTGCATGGACGCTCCCCGTTGAACTTGCCGTATCTGTACTGTTGCCAATCACCCTTTTAAGTACCGCCTGAAAAGGTCCTAACATCTTACGTCACCGTCCCTGTGGTAATATAGTCGCCGTCAAAAGCTATCGTCAGGATATCCCGTACACCTGCCGTTGTGCTGGCAGATGACGGCAGATAACGGTAAATTGTTGAAATATAGTCGCCTGTATATAGATAGGTTTCATATTTATTGGTACCCTCGACGCAGTGAATAATATCGCCGGTATTTAGATGGAACGCCTTGAAGTGCAGGGTATTATTCGCCGTCCATGACCCCGAGGCGCTAACACGGTGAAAGCAGGTACTGTCATCCGTTGCCAGCCCGATTAGACTTAAATGATTGGTGGCATCTCCTGCCTTGGCTGTCTTTAGCCAGTAAGTAGCGGCCCCTGTTACGGTTGTATTCAAGGCTATACTCAAATAAGTGCCTACGGCGGTCACTATAAATTCTTTAGGCACCACAACCGTTTCTAGAACAACGCCTTCTGCGGACCCGTCTGCACTGAAAGTAGTATCCAAAAGATAAAGCGTTAAATCGGCCCCGGACCCATGCCTGATCAGCTCCAATTCAACGCGGGAAAAAGTGGAAGCACCTGTGGCGGTTACCGACGACACATAATAATAGTCAGCCAGCGTGTTTTCAGTCGTGCCGGCTGCCGTTGCCCCGTCAAACTGAGTGCCCTCGTAAATCATCGTAAAGCTCTGTTGTGACAGGGGTTCGTTCATATGATCTTCATCTAAAATAGTTACATTGTCCTCAAATGCCCACATAGCATCAACCCCTTGCCAGTGTTATATCAATTTCCACGGTAAGCACTTGACTATTGGTTTTAGTCACGCCGCCAGCCGGGAGGACCCTGCTTACAAGCTCCCCTGAATCTGCCGCATCGGTTCCGGCGATAAACAAACCCCATTCCGTCCAAGTGCCATTTCCCTCGGTGGTAAGCAGGAATACCCGTACCTTGACAGTGTACGATTCCCGCCAAAGGGAGGTTTTTGCTTTGCGGCCGGATTCGACTTCAAGTGTAGCATCAGCCGCTACCGCCGCAGTTGTGCCGGTGCCCCAGGCAATGTGCCAGGAGCAGGAATTAGTCTGTTCGCCGCAAATTAAAGCGGCCAGGATAGCCAGGCCGCTGTTGGGGAGATAATTTTCTTCTTCTATGACGGTGCCGTCTTCATAAATCCACCGCCATTTCCAACCGATAAGATTGAGTTTTTCTTCTGTCTTCAAATTACCATCTCCTAACTGGAGCATTCAACAAATCCGCATATGGCATCCGCTTCGCCGCAAATCCACGGTGGTGTTCTCGGTGTTGTGGCTAGCGTATCAGTCAAGTCAACTGTATCCTCGGTGAATATTTTTACCTTGTGAATGATCTCGGTACTGCCCAGCTTCTTCTTTTGCTGTGCTGATACAAGGGCCTTCAAAAAGTCTGCAACTCCCAATAGCCGTCCAGCATATTCTATTTTATATGTCCATATAGTGGGGGTGGCTGTTGTTGTCGTTACTTTCTGCACGACATAGGTATTATTTATTCCCCTGTCCGTCAGGTTGATTGTCACCAGTTGCCCGGTCGCCCAACCACCTGTTTCGGTTTCAAAACTGCCTTTCACGCGCGGATCTGCATGTTCTCTTAAATCAGCGTCTGCCATCGCTACCGCTGCCTCAAGTGTAACTATGCTGTCGTCAACTATTACGTGTTCATAGGTGCCATCCCCACTTTGTACAGCGGCAAGGGCGGCCTGTGAGGCCGTGTCCTCGCTGTAGGTTATTACATCAATGTCTTGCTTGGCGACAAGCGACATTGTAGTTCCGTCTGCGGGCGCGGATGTTCCAGTTGAACAGCGGATATACTTTTCCTGAAAGTTAAGCATATAATCATAACTTGCCTCTTCATCCACGTTTTCAATACCCACGGTTTTAGCAACTCCACCAACCGAGAAAGTAACATCGTGCGGGCCAAAAGGAAGCACCCACGAACGCGCAACTCCATCAGCTTTCCATTCGATAGTCTGAAAATCGGAGAGCATTGTCCCGCCGCGCACATAGACACGATTACGAAGCCCCTGCTGATCTATTGAGTGTTTTAAGTTTCTAAACCTGCCTCCTGTCGTCAATGTCATCGGTGCGGTTTCCAGCAGAATAGACGGGTCAAAGAAGTGAATATCCTTGCTGTAATCAACGTACCACTGCCAACCGGTGTAATCACAGAGCCATTTGAAGCATTCAGACGGAGGCTTGTAGTTGAAATCTGCGCCGGTTGTTTCAATCAGCGGGGATCCGGTCATTACGTTGACAACAGTAAAGCCGGAGCAGTATTTAGTGATTATGTCGCTGATAATTTCATCGGCGGTATAATTTTCATAAACCTCAACCACCAGTCGCCTGTCAAGCATGGGTGTATAATCGTCACATTCCACCTGCCAGACATTGATCCGTTTATCCGATGAAGTCCAGGCCAGCGTTACTTTTGAGATAATGCCGGCAAATTTTTTATAAGAACTCGGCTCGGATTCCAGATAATATAGGCCGGTATCATAAAAATGGCCATCATCATACAAAAGTGGGTCAGTATCCTTGATGATAACTTCCTGCCCCTCGGTCGGCTTGGTGCCACGAATCCTGAAACCGGCAGTGTCAATCTGATAAGTAAGGACAGCCTCAATTTGCAGACTGTCCCTCTCGTAGTCTTTCCAGCGGTCATACGCGGATCCATATCCGCCGATATACAAATGTCGGGACATTAGAATCTCACCCCACGTTTGTGTAATTCGCGGTCGATATATTCCATAATCCGCTCTGGATCATTGCCTTGAATATTAAAATTTATCCCGCCGTAGTAATTTGTAGTCGTGGCACCGGCGGCCTGGCCTGGCAACCACGAAGCGGCAATAGGTGAAAGATTTAAGGCCATTTCTCCCAAACTTGCCTGTAGCCTGGGCAGTGTATTACTTATTCCCTCGGCAAACATTTTAACAAGATTCGGAGCCCACTCGTCAGCTTCGGCCCCTGGCCCTAGTTTGGTCGGGCTATGGAAGCCGAGATAACCCGCTACCGTATCAGCCACACCTGAAACAGTTTCTTCGAGGCTGGACCATAAGGCCTTAATGCCGTCAATAAAATTGGTGAGCAGATTACGGCCCCAATTAAATGCACTTTGTACTAGGTCGTTAAATATATTTTTAATACCATCTGTTACGGTGTTTATAAAGCCTTTTATTTTGTTCCAAGTCGCCTGAGCCTGTACAAATATGCCATTCCATAGATCGCTTAACCAATTAGATATAGCCGTCCAGACTTCATTCGTGACATTGCTTATTGTCTGCCATGCCAGAGTGATTACATCTACAAGCCATTGGAAAAAATAGTTGTGATCGTAGAGCCATTGAAAGGCCGCGATGATTTTATCTGCAAGCCCCTTCCAAAAATTCAATGTAAAACTGAGAAAAGCATTCCAGAGATTGGTTATAAAATCTATGGTTGATTTCCACGCATTCTTGAAAAATATTGTAACCGGATCCCATGCTTTATATATCCCATATGCCAGCGCAGCCAGTGCCGCCCCCGCCACCATAAATGGAATAAGCGGTGCAACCGCCGCCCAAACACCGGCGGCCAGGGCAATTAAAGCTGGCACCAATGCCCCCATGATCGCACCGGCTATAATTACAATTTTAGCATGGGTTTCAGGGGGGAATATTTTCTCAAATGCGCCCTGCAGACCCTCCGCTTGCAGTGCCTTGGATATCTCCCCTAAAAATTCTATCGCGCCGGCCAGTTTCGTTTTTAAATCAAATGTAGTTATAAGTGTCTGCCCTAATATGACCGCAGACTGGCCGATATTATCCATCAAATTTGACCACATGCCCGGCAGGGTTTGTGATTGGGCGGCCATCATGCCGCCGAATTGACTCCCCTGTGCGGTCATATTTTTGAATGCAAGTTCCAGTTGGGGGAAACCTACTTCGCCACTTTCGACTAACTTGCGTATTTCGCTTTCAGACACTCCGAATTGGCTTGCTAGTTCCTTGATGATCGGGATGCCGCGCCCGGTGAGCTGGTTGATATCTTCGGCAAACAGCCGTCCCTGCGTTTTCGCCTTGCCGTAAAGCTCGGCAATTTCTCCGAGTGGCGCGCCAACGCCGGAAGCTATGTCGCCAATCCGCCGCAAGGTTTCCGTTACGTCTTCGGCCCCAACGCCAAAGGCCAGCAGGGATTTAGCCGCTTTCTGAATCTCGGGAAACTCAAAAGGTGTTTCGGCCCCAAACTTCTGCAGTTCCTTCATTAGAGCGGTGGCTCTTTCTGCACTGCCCAACATGGTGGTAAACGCAACCTGGCTTTGCTCCATAGCGCCGGCCATTGTTATAGCCTTTACCGCGAATGCGGCAACGCCAGCACCGACAGCGGCAAGACCACCCAAGAGTACCTTGGAGCCTTCTGCCGCATTTGTCATTTTGGTCCGGATGCTGTTTGTGGCTTGATCTAAGCCTTTTGTTAGGTTTGATAAATTGGCCTCTATTCTTACGACTAAAGTGCCTATTTCTTCTATTGCCATGATCTCACCACCTTTTGGGCATTAAAAAAACACTCAATTTGTGAGTGCTAGTTACTTA